GGCTGACACGGCTGGCCGTCCTATCGTTCGTGTTGACGGTGGCGTGGCAAACGGTGAGAGCATCGGCTCAAGCCCAACCCCACTAACCGCAACCATCTGGGGACTACCAGTGATCGTGGACACCACCCTTGGCGACACCGTTGGCTACATGGCTAACTCAAACGCCATCCAGGTCTTCGAGTCTGCTGGTGCTCCAGTACGTCTAGTAGACGACATGAGCGGTATTGCAACCCTCTCGAACAACTACGCTGTTTACGGTTACGCCGCAATCACCGTTCCATTCGAGTCTGCAATCGTCAAGCTCGACTTCACCGCTTAGGACTAAACCAAAATGGCCGTTACTCTAACTCAGTTCAAGGATTACGTTGGCACCAAAGACGCTACCGACTTCCCTCAACTATGTCTAACTAGCGGTCACCAACTCGTCACGAATAAGGTGGCAGGTGCTTCGGTGCCTGCCGCCGTTCATGACCAGGCTGTTCTCATGGTTGCTTCGGAGTTGTTTCACCGCCGTAGCGCACCAAACGGAATAACCCAGTTCGCCGACGTTACCGGACAAGCCGTCAGACTTGGCAAAGACCCTATGGCACCTGCCTACGCTTTGCTAATGCCCTACATCGGTTTCGCAGTATGACCGTCTCGGAGATCACCGCAGCAAAAGCAGAGTTCGCTCTCGCTCTGGCAGATGCAGGTTTGGATGTAGTTGATTACATTCCCGGCCGTGTCGTGCCTCCAGTTGTGATTATCTCTAGTGGTTCGCCATACATAACACCGGAAACGGTTGGCAACGAATACGAGTTGAACCTAGACCTAAAGTGTGTCGCTATGACGGCTGATAACCAAATGGCAACTAACGCACTTGATCTGCTCGTCGAGCAGGTTATCAACGCACTATCAGACTTGCACTACATACAGATGAAGCAGGTGAACCAGCCGTATGCCCTTGAGGCAAATGGTGCCGTTTACTTGGCTGCAGATGTTGGCGTGATGGTCTCAATCACTCTCTAAGGAGTAATCATGGCAGCGAGCACTCGCATCAAGGCAACTAACATTGTCTTCAAAATCGGCGCAACCGATTACAGCTGTGACGCAGACTCAGTAGAACTTATGACTGGCGATGCCCCTGGCGATGTCCGTACCTTTTGCGAGGTTCAGACTGGGCAGGAATGGAAGTTGTCCCTATCGGGTATCACTTCTGGCGACTCGGCGTCACTCTACCGTTTGCTTTACGCAAACTACGGCACGGAAGTAGCATTCACTGTTGCACCGGGCGGTAACGCATCACCTAGCACCTCGGCACCTCACTACGTTGGCACTGCAATCTTTGACCAGTTGCCACCACTATCGCTGACCTCTGGCGAGATCGTGAAGTTCACCGTCGAGCTAACCGTCAAGAACACTGGCACGAACGTATCGGCTACACCGCCGAAGTACTTCGGTCTAGAAGTCAAGACGGCCTAGTAATGGCTGGAGTCGCTAGCGGCTCTATCAAAGTCGAGGGCCTGCAGCAGACCGTAAAGGCGTTGCAGGCTCTTGGCGTTGATAAGAGTGAAATAAGTAATGCCAACTATGAGGCAGCACAAACCCTTATCCGCTCGGCAACTCCATTAGTCCCTGTTCGTTCAGGTCGACTTCGTGCCTCACTCAAACCATCAAGAACGCAGTCGTATGCAGCTGCCCGTGCAGGAAATAGCCAGGTGCAATACGCAAACCCTATTCACTGGGGATGGTTCAGAGACAAGAACACAGGTGTAAACCGCAACGTCAAACCGCAACCATTCTTTTCAAAAGCGCTCGGCTACACCTACCAACAAATCATTGACGACTACAATCGAAACATGCAACAACTTGTAAACAAACATGGACTAGGAAAGTAGACACATGAGCAGCATTGACTGGGACAGCCTCACACTTGACGAAGTAGAAACCATTGAAACATTCAGTGGTCACAGCATTGACAAGATCATGGATGATGGCACTCCACGTGGACGCACATTCAAAGTCATTCTTTGGGTGCTGAAGAAGCGCACCGACCCGAACTATACTCTGGAGCAAGCAGGAGCGTTGACGCTAGCCGACGCCACTGGACTGTTTACAGGGGACACCCCAGACCCAAAATAAGAAAGGAGCAGGCTGAAAGAATGGCCTCGTTTTGTTTGGCAACAGGTTTGACGCCAGACATCTACCGGTCACTGACGGTTGTAGAAATGCAAGCGTTCGTCTCAGCTGTAACTGCAAATGGCAACTCTAAACTTCAAGTTCCTCGCTAACGACAAGGGACTTAGAGACGGCATTGCACGCTCCAAAAATCAACTCAACAGTCTAGAAAAAGTTGGTCAAAAAGTTGGTTCAGGTCTAAAAACTGCACTTAGTTTGGCTGGTGTTGGCTTAGGTTTGAGAGCAGCGGTTCGTGGAGCGACCGACTTTGCCATGAAAGCAAATGAGGACATCCTGTCCCAGCGCATGTTGGCACGCCAAGTCGAAGTGACTTTGGGAAGCAACAAGAAACTTATTGCGTCGCAAGAGAAGTACATTCAAACGCTGTCCTTGAGCACTGGTATTCTTGACGACCAACTTCGCCCAGCATACGCAACCGCTTTGCGTGTAACAGGCAACGCCGCTAAAGCCCAAGACCTACTCAACGTCTCCCTTGACACAGCAGCCGGTACTGGTAAAGAACTTGGCACCGTGGTCAAGTCTGTTGGCCGTGCTTACTTGGGTAACTTGAGCGGTTTGCAGAAGCTCGTTCCAGGTATCAAAAAGGGCGACGACGCTATGGCTTACTTGAAAAAGAACTTCCAGGATGCCCGTATCACTTTGGCTTCACCGTTTGATCGTGCGATGGTTGCTATCGACTCACTGCAGGAACAAATCGGTGTCTCACTTCTGCCAGCGTTCCAAGGGTTCGCTGACTGGTTCACGGTCAACTCACCGACTATCTCAAAGTTCTTTGAAGACCTAGCCGACCCTAAGAGCAAGACTGGTAAAGCAATCGTCAAACTTGGCGATAGTTTTCAAACACTTGCAGGGCTAGTTGACGACTTCTTCAAACAGTTTGATGAAGACAAGAAGAGCGGTCTAGTAGGTTTCTTGAATGTGCTCGCAGACTCTATTGGTTTCATTGTCGACGAAATGGAATACATGGTTGGACTCTGGAAGTTCTTTACAACAGGCGACACTTCTGGAGTTTTGAACAGCGATCTATGGCGTGAAACCATTGCCAACGCCCAATCAAACGGCATCCCTGTATCTTCATACCAGCAACAGAAGACTTACGTAATCAACATCAACAAAGCAAACATGTCACCACAAGACATCATTCGAGCCATCCAGCGTTACGAACGCAACACTGGTAGCAAGTATGTTCTACCTATCGGACCAACACAGTAATGACTTTCAACCTGGCAACAGACGTCAAAATCGAGGTGGAACTGCCACCGTCGACAGGTTTCGTGCTAGGCGTGTCAAAGCTCGGCACAGACGTTCTTAGTGTCACAGCCCCAAGTTGGGTAGACATCTCAGCAACAATAGCGTCGCTAGAAATCTCGCAAGGCCCACAACTCATGTCAGGCATCTACACTCAAGTGCAGCCAGGCATGGTCGAGGCAGTATTCCAATCAGAAACTTACGACCCTAACTTCAACGCACGCATGCGCTCAGGCACACCAATACGCATCAGTTACCTACAGGGTGGCACCTGGCACTGGTTGTTCCGTGGCAAAATCGAAACGCTACAAACCACCTACAACTACGACGGTTCAAACGTAGTATCCATGACCGCTGTTGACGAACTCAAAAACCTACTCAACCAAAGCCTGCCAGGTTTCTCATTCCCAGTACCCCAATACACCGGCACAAGACTCTACGACATCGCTGTAGCTGCCGACTACCCATACGCAGCCGACATAGACTTCGAGGCTGGCGTTGCCAAAATGTCTGAACTGTCTGGCGATTACGACGCAGGCACACTAATCAACGAACTTGTCAAATGCGAACTAGGCATGCTCTGGTACGACTACACCGACGACTGCATCAAGTTCCGTGATCGCTACTGGGTTGCCGGTCTACTAATCGGCGGAGCATACTATGAGTTCTCGGACGTTCACAGCACAGCCGATTACCATGTCTGCTACAGCGATGTCGTCATTGGTACAGACACCGACAAACTAACCAACCATGTCCTCGTATCGTATTCACAGGGTTCAGGCG